CATGAAATCAGGGTGTGTTGCTTCTAGCTGAGTTAAGTTAGCACTTTGTGCCGACTTAACATTACCTTCTCTAGCTTTGATAATCTCTGGATGGTTCTCTATCGCTGAATTGACTGCCTTAGCAGGGTCATCGTAGAAAGTATCCTCGAAACTAACAGCTTCTTCCGTTGTTTCAGTAGCTTGATTAGCTTGTGATTGTGCAAGTAGTTGGTTAATCAACTGACGTTGGTCTCCAACCTCTTGCCCTTGCTTACCAAATGCCTTCTCGACATTCTGGTGCATATTTATCACATCTTCCAGTGACTTCCCAGCATACTTCTCAGGTGGAGAATATTCTGGTTCGGCTTGTATTTCTTGCTGAACCTCTTGTTCTACCACAGGAGTTTCTGTTACCTGTTCTGCTACACCTTCAGGTGCTGTATCTACTACTATACTCATTTTCTTGGTCTCCGCCCACATGGGGTTATGAAGTTATTTTATGATGGGTTTGTTTCCAAGTTATCCATCGCTAGTTTAGTTGCAGCTTCTAAGCTTAATAATAAACCTAGTTGTTGCAACTGACCCTTAGCGTGCCAAAGGTCTTGTTCATTTTTCATAGTGTCAACGTCTCGTACACTAATCTCAATGTTCTTTAATTCTCCCATCAGGTCTAACCAACCTTCTGTCTCGAATAATTCTAATCTGTCTTTTAAGAAATCTTCATCTGTCTTCATTGATAAGTTCCTATGATAGGTGTCTTAGCTGCTGCTTCTCGAGCTTTAGCCATGTTTAATATAGTCTCTGACTTCAAATGCTCTACTTCTGGTACATTTCTAGCAGTCTCAGAGTTCTTATTCTGAATATCAGCTTTAGTTTTCTCTAATGCAATAGAATCTTTCTGTAATTTAAGTATCTTTTCTTGAATCTTAATCTCAGTAGGTGCAAGTTCTTGAGCTTCTGCATACCATTTAGAAGCTTTAGCTTTCTCTTCTTCAGCTTCAGCTTGAGTTTTAGCAATATCTGCTTGAGCTTGTTGCATCTGTAGTTGATGATGATACTCTTGCATCTGTTGTTGCTCAGGATTAGGTTGACTACCTTGCATAAGGGAATTAACAATCTGGTCTCTGTTATGAATAGAGGAGTTCTGCATCATAGCAAGTAAGATTACATTAAAAGCAGGTGAATCTTTAGGAATAGCTTGTAACATTTGTACCATCTGAGTCATTTCTAACTCTTTAGCCATGATTCCCATAGTTGAATAAGGTATGAACTTGTAATCATTAACAGGGTAACGCTCAACATCAAACTGAATCTTACGCCACATTGATTTATTAATCATTGGGATTAAGAAAGTGTTCTGGAAGTTCATTAATGTACGCTTTTGACGCTTGATACTGGCAGATTGTGCCATAGACATACCTGAAGAGGTAGCTCTATCAGCAGTACCGACATCAGCAGAGCCAGTTCCCATCTGTATCATGTTTTGTAATGAGGCGACCTGAGTAAATGTACTCTGGTCTGTGGTTCCCAAGTCCAAAGGCATTAAAGCTTCGCGTGGTGAACCATTCGTTAGTATTGTTTTACCAGGTCTAACCTCAAACTTGACACCTCTAGGCAATCTAGTAGCGTCAGCTGCCATCATAGGTGTAGTTGTTAGCGCAAGTGAGTCAATTCTAGCTCTCATTTCCGCATCTAATGCTTTTTGTGGATTATATCCCTTCTCACACACACCTCTACCCCAGAACTTGTTAGGAACTATGTCGTGTTGGTATGCAATGAAAGGTCTATCAATCATCATAAAGGCATTTTCTTCAGCCCTTAGGATATATTCATCATTAACTAGAGTAACGACAGCTTCGACTAGCTCATCTTTTTTAGTATATTCAAAGTCGTCTTTATCGTTACTAGCTTTTAAGAATCTCTTAGGCACTAAGCCCCAGTATTCTGTAATCTTTACTGAATCCGACTCATCAGCCATTTTGGTTTCAGGGTCGAAGCCAAAGCGTACAGTATCATAATCACCATCAAGGGGAACATCACGATAAATACCAGACTTAATACCATCAACAACATGATACCTCGGCTTAATGACTTCATGCGCGACACCAAGGGCATCATTGATTGAATTAGCGGATGGGTCAATTAAGAACTCCTTAGGAGAGATAGGTTCTATCTTTACATCAATAGAAGGTCTTTCAGTTAGTTGACGAGTAGAAGTCATCGTACCTTCAACAGGAACTTCAACTGGAGAACGCTCGATATTCTGTTCAACTACAATCTTACCAATACCAGTACCGTAGATAGCAGCATTTAAGAAGACTTCACAGATAGCATCTTTAGCGCCAGTCTTTTCTAGGTCTTCTTGTAGTAAGTTACGTACATATTCAGCATCTGAAGGGTCTTGGTCTAACATATCGTCTTGAATGTCAAACCATTTACCACGACCAAAGGTAGCTTCTTCTAATTCAGCAACTGAAGATTCAACAGCTTGTTGTAGAGCAGGGGAAATAATTCTAGACTTCTCAGATTCTCTAGTTCTATCTGATTGCAGCCACATACCACGCCAAAGTCTGTAGTATTCATCCCATTGAGTAACGTAGTTAATATCACGGTGAGTGCGCCAACCTTCTAACCGATGATTCAGCCATGAAGCTAGGGCTTGATACTTTGTTTCCTTACTATCGAACATAAGTCATTGATTTCCATAGGAATTTAGGCGTAATATAACATAAAGTAAACGTAACAATCAGCTAATTTAATCAATAACCTGCAATAACGTCTTCAGGTTCCCATTCTTCATCAAATTGTATAGAGTGGGCGAAGTCTGCAATACACACTTGGTCTATATAGGACAAGGCATCCAACAGGTCATCGTGTGAAAGACGTGAAGGAAAATCTAGCATCTGTGATATGAAGAATCTCCAGTCTTTATCCTCATTAAAGGTGATTTGTTGGTGTTCCATACGTCCTTGGAGTGACCAAGTGATACGTTCTGCCTTCTTTTTACCACCATGACGCAGTTCATCGATGTGAATAAACCTATCATTGGACCTCATCTCATCTTCTAGGTACGGCATGATAGCGTTTTTCAAAGAACCAGTCTCAATACCAACTGTAGTAGCCTCATTTACTGCAGCAGCTTTAAGAATCTTGTTAGCAGTCTCTTTAATAGACCACCTTCCGTGCATAATATCTTTAACCCACCACTTATCTCTATCAACCTTAACAATAGCAATAGCCGTTTCGTCTAATTTCGATGATTTAAGTCCCCTTTCCTTCTCAGAAGATTCAAAACCAGCAGGGTCCACAGCAATAACGTAGTTTCCTTCCTCAGGTTCAGTACCTTGTAAGAACCATTCCTCTTTAAAGATACCACCAGAGAATGTTTCAAAGGATGCCTCGAACTCTTGTCTAAATGCCATAGATGACATAGACTTTCTAGCAGCCTCAATCTCATCTTCTGGTATATAAGGGTTATCAGTAGAGTTATAAGAGAAGACCTCCCAGTCATCATCGTGTTTAGCTTCCATATATAAGTCATAGAAGTGATTCTTACCAGCAGGTGTACCAATAAACATAGCACCACCTCTTACGTCAGCTAATGTAGGACGAATAATCATCTCCCAGACATCAGGTCTCATTGAAGCGTACTCATCCATAACAACATAAGCAAGACCAACACCACGTAAGGTATCAGGTCTGTCAGAACCTTTAAGGAATATCTTTCTACCATTAGTTAGTGTTAAACGAGCTGTGTTTTCATAGGCATCAGCAATCAAGTCTCCACCTAAGTCTTTTAACATATTCCACATAATATCCTTTGCTTGTTGAAAGGTAGGACCAATGTAGAAGACATCCTTAGATGTAGATTGTAAAGCAGTTATAAGTAGAATCCAAGCAGCTAAACGGCTCTTACCAAAGCGCCTTCCAGCAGCAACAACCTTAAATCTAGCTTTAGAGTTGAATATATCTAACTGAGCAGGATGTAGCTCAACATTCAAAGTACCCATTAGTTATCTTCTTCAACTAACTCAGCAATGACAACATCATCTCTCTTAGTCTTAGGATTCTTAAGAACCTTATCTTTAGCCATCTCTTCAATCTGAGCTGAGGTCCCAACATTAATAATAAGACCATCCTCAGACTTAGTGTGTTTAATCTCTACAGCTTTCTGAGCAGGAACAATTCTATCCATACACATCTTAAGACAATGAACATCACCTTTAAGAGCCTTAGCAATGACAACTTCAACAATCTCTTCTCCCCTAGAACTTAAGAGTTCTCTAGCAAGTTGAGTGTATTTATTAACAGAACCTTTAGGTCTTCCCTTAGGGTTTAGAACTTGACCTTTCTTTACCAAGTGAGGCATAGTCTTTCTTTTATCATCTACCTTAGTAGAGACATTCTTCATTCTAGCCATTGTTTAATTCTCCATATAGGTTAAACATAATAAACATAGTTATGGTTACTTAAGTAACTTAAGTGTCCTAGACCTATGTGTTCTGGACTTAAGTAACTTAAGTGTCCCAGACTTAAGTGTCTTGTACTTAAGTGAATACGAATTTGAGTGTCTTCTTCTCTGTCTCCGCCTTTAGTAATCGTTTAGATTAACTGAAGCAGTCGAAGGATAGTCTAATAGTTACTTCTTGGAGGGTAGTGGAGGTGTCCTCAGAACTCGTGTTAACTTAAGTAGTTAAACTACGCTTTGATTGTAGCTGATAAACAAGATAAAGTAAAGCTAAAACACCTTTAATTGTCTTAAATAATACCACGGAGTTAGTTATCCACAGTATTACCTTAGTTATCCACATAGTTATCCACACTTATATCTATATCTCATTAATTAATTGAATAAACCCAAACCCTATTCACTACGTTCAGAGAACCCTCGCTAAAGCTCGGATTCTTCTCTCGTCTGATTATGATTGTTAATATTACAGTCTGACTCACCTCACGGGTCCCCCCTGTAGTGGTTCTAGAGTAGCAGTAGATACCCGAGTGACTGTAGTATCTGTAGTATCCTTGAATGAATGATTAAGTGATAGACAATCAAACGTAGTATTTAATTAAACTTAAATGATATTTAAGTTTAATTAAATGATATTAATTAATCATAGAAACAACCTTGTATATGTAGTAACTACGGTGTTTCTATGATGGTATGTGATTGACTTAAGGGGAAAGGACTACTCTCTTGATACCTCCAAGTGTAGCATAGGTACGTTCAAGAACTCAAATAAACTTTAGTTTGCTTAAGTGCTATGTTCTTGATAGTTCATCTTAATAACTATTATCTTAACTTGACTAAGGTATCAATCAAACTAAAGTTTATTTGACTTCTCTCACCAAGCCTATGCTTCATTGGGGGTATCAAGACAGTTAAGTCTTGTGTAAATAATAGGATATATTATGAATAAGAATAAAATGATAGTTAAATGTTTAGATGTTGTAAGAACTGAGTTCAATGAGAATACAGAGACTTCAGAGTTAACTGATAACGATATGAAGTGGTTAGCTTGTTACTTTGAAGAACATTGTAAGGTAGAGCCAATTGATTATGATGAATCTAATATCTTGGAGGGAATGTCATGGTAAGAGGAACTTATGTAGTTGATGTTGATAACATGATTAGTAACTATGTTGATAGATATGGTTACTCTAAGGAATCCTTCTTGGATTTGATAACAATGATTGTTGACCAGGGACACCACCAACCTGAGTTTATTTATAAGGTGATTGAACTTTATAACAAGACACACTTGGTGGATAACGACTTGTATAAATAATTGTAAGATGTCGTTGGTAGTTAGACTTGAAACAACTACTGCTTTTAATAATAAATAATAGGAATATAAAATGATAAAGAATAAAACTAAAACTAATATGTTGGTACTAAACTTCTCTGCTTCTGTTAAGCGTTCAGCGACTATGAAAGATGGTCAGCTTAAAAAGATAACTAGAGAGGTTGAGACAAACCGTGCTACTACACAAACACAAGCACAGTTACTATTTGCAGAGAGAAAGAACTCTCTAGAAACAGAGATGGTTAAAGCATCTAAAGATAAAGGTGGGTTGGAACTACCTAAGGTTTACGCTTACAGAGAAAGATACATTCGCAGGGAAGCTGAACTAGATAATAACTATTCAGACTACAACATGACGGGACTAGCGATGGTGTTTGATGTTGTGGTTGGTAAAGCATTATCAACTCAAGCACGTACGATGGACTCAGAGACTGCAGGTACTTGGGACGATGAGATACACGACCTCAACCACGAACATGGTGTGTTTATATCAGCCAGTAACTTGGTAGGTAATTCATGGACACCTTGTTCATTATCAGAACTTGCACCGTTCACTACGGGTTACGCAGATGAGGGAACTAAAGAACCTTATGCAGGTACAACTGCTTCAGACTTCTTCTAAGCAACCGTAAGTTGAGAGATGGGTTAACGCCTGTCTCTCTTTTTTTATTGTTCGTATCTTGACTTGATTGTCTATCACTTAATCTATTCTTATGTGTGGTAGTGCAAGTTAATGGATTAGTCTGGGTGTTTTGGACTCTGGATTAGTCTGGGATTTTTACAATTAATATATAGGAGAATACTATGAGAGTATTTGTTTTAACAAGCACATCGGATAAAGATTGGTTAGTATCTACTTCAGTATGTGCTACCTTTGAAGGCATAGTCCGTAGGTTTCATGACTACACTGTTGAAAAGGAACACCCTGCAGAGAGCATAGCTGTAGGTTTATTAGAAGATGGTTACTACTTCCATAATAAAGTAAATGATAAGGGTGTTAAGCACTCTACTTACATATCAATAGAGGAGATTTA